TATAGAATTGGCTGCTATTTATAGCGATAAGTTAGATATGTTAAAAGCTTTTGAAAAAAATGTTAATGAAGAAGCGCAAAATATGTTTGATCTGACTGAAAAGGCTTATCAAAAGACAATTACAAGTCAAATGCCAACAGGAGATATTTACCTAAAGAGTTTATTAGAAAATTTAAAAACAGCTGAAGGTAAAATAAAAGAATTCTCTCTTGATGTTACAGATTACTCAAAGCAATTTGACTTAAATGCTCTATCAAAAATTTATGGAGGAGAGGAAGCATTAAAGACATTAAATAAAAATCTTAATGATAGATACGATTTGATTGTTAAAGGAGAAGAGAAAGCTTATAATGATGCCTTATTCGAACAATATAAGGCTTTTGAAACAGGATCTATTAATGAGAAAGAATATGCTGATAATGTTGAAAATATAAGAAGAAACCACGAAGAGAATTTATTGGTTAATCAAGTTATTTATGGTAAGAAATCTCAAGCTGATTTATTAAAATTCTATGAAGATAGAAAAATAACAGAGGAACAAAAAGCAGAAGAGGAAAAACAAAGAAAGATTAAAAATGCTGAAACATTACTTAATATTGAAAGAACTTTGAGACAAGGCTTACTTGATCTATATAATCAAGATTTAGATAAAAGGAGTGCTATGATTGATAAAAACTTGGAACAAGAATTAGCAGCTATTGATGCTAAACAACAAGCTTTCGAGATGGCTTCTTCTGAAATGACTGCTCAAGAGAAAGCTGATAAAATGGCATTAGATCAATTTGATTTAGAAAGAAAAGATGCTGAAGATAAAGCAAAAGCAGAGCAACAAGCATTAGAAAAGAAAAGATTTGATGCTGATAAGGCTAATAAAATGATACAAGTTGGTATTGAATATGCATTGGCAATTGCTAAAGCTTGGGGAACATTAGGTCCATTTGGAGCTCCTATGGCTGTTTTCTTAGGAGCACAAGCTATTATAGCTGAGGCGGCAATCGCGGCAACTGAATATACACCAGCATTTGCTGAAGGTGGTATGGTTATGGGTCCTGGTGGTCCTAAAGACGATAAGATTAATGCTAAATTATCAAATGGAGAAAGTGTTATTAATGCCAAATCAACTAAAATGTATGCTCCTCTTCTTTCAGCTATTAATGTTGCTGGTGGAGGTAAGGCATTTCCTATGGCAACTGGAGGTATGGTTACACCACCTATGGTTCAGGCAGCTAATGAAAATTATGATATGTCGAGATTAGAATACATTTTAGAAAAGTATGCTTCAAGACCGATTGAAACATATGTTAAAGAGGTTGATATTACTAATGCTCAAAGAGATACAAGTAAAATTAATAAGAGAACCAAGTTTTAAAATCTACAAAAAAACAAAAAAATATACTTAAATCATATGGAAAAAAAATTACCAATCTATAAGATAGTTGTTAGTCCAGAGGACGATACAACTGGCGTTTATGCTGTTTCTTTAGTTGATGAACCAGCGATAGAGGTTGATTGGATCAAACTTTCAAAAGAGATAGTTGAATATCAATTCTCAGCCAACAAAGATAAACAAATGTTATTTGGACCATTACTTATACCAGACAAGTTAATATATAGAAGAGACGAGAAAGGTAATGAGTATAATATAGTTTTTGATAAAGATACTATACAAATTATCGCTGATAAATATAATGAGAATAAACTTGGCGATGTTTTTAACTTTCAACACTCAGATAAAAAAGTCCAAGCTGTTTTACTACAAAACTGGATCACGGGTAAAGTTGATAAAAGCCAAGATTACGGCTTTTCATTACCAGAAGGAGCTTGGTTTGGTGGTGTTAAAGTTAAAGATGAAGAATTCTGGTTAGAAGAGGTTAAGACAGAAAAGGTTAAAGGTTTTTCTGTTGAAATTATGGCTGGAACTGAACTAATTGAAATGACTGCTGAAGCAGATAAAAATAAAAATATATTACTTATGGAATATAAAACAAAAGACGGACTAACTCTTACTTGGGAAGGCGATGCTGCTGTTGGAAAAGAGGTATTCTTGATATTAGAAGACGGTACTAAAGTTGCTGCTGCTAATGGAGAATATGAATTAGAAGACGGAACTAAAGTTGTTATCAACGAGGGTAAAGTTGCTGAAATTAAACCATTTGAAGAGGAAATGGCTGAGCCAGCTTCAACTGAAGCACCTTCAACTGACGTTTTATCTATTGTTGAACCTATCTTTGAGGAGTTAAGAGGTGTAATTGCTGAATTAACTGCAAGATTAGATAAGTTGGAAAATGTTGAAACAACAGAAGAAGAAGCTGAAGGAGATAATGAAACATTATCTAAAATTAAAGAGTTAGAGGAAAAAGTTGAAAAACTTTCTTCTTTAGCAGGTTCAACAAGTATCAACACTAAAAATGATAGAGCTGTTGAATTAAAAGAGAAAGAAGATAGAACAATTGAAAGATTGGAATTCTTCAGAAAATCTACAAAAAAATAATTAATTATACTTATTGTATAACAAAAAAATAAAAGTAAAAAATGAAAAATTTTAAATTAGCATTTACAGACAATACAACTTTCTACGGGAAAGATTTGGAAGGTTTCTACGCTAACGCATTACTTACTGGTAATTCTAAAAGCGAGTTCAAACTTATTCCTAATGTAAAGTCAAAAGTAAAAATCGGACAATTAAATCTTGGTAACATTTTACAAGACGCAGATTGTAGCTTCTCTTCAACAGGAGAAGGAACTTTGGCACAAAAAACTTTAGAGGTTTGTCCAGTTAAAATCAACTTGGAATATTGCCAAAGAACATTTGAAACTGATTATTTATCTCAATTGTTAAGACCGGGATCTAACAACGACGAGATTATGCCAGCTTCGGTTGAAAGCTTCCTTTTAGCAGAGGTTGCTAAAAAAGTTTCTGCTGATACAGAACAAATCGTATGGAAAGGTGATAGCGCAACTGCTTCTTACCCATTAGCTATCTGTGATGGTTTACAAAAACAATTTAAAGCTGATAGTGCTGTAATCGACGTATTAGGTACTGCTTCTTTAACGTCAGCTAACATTATCGCTGAATTAACTAAAGTTTATAACGCAATTCCAGAGCAATTAATCTTGGAAGATGATATGAGAATTTTCTTATCTCCTTCAGCTCACAGAGCTTATAGACAAGCATTAGCAAATGCTTCTTCTGAGGCTTACTTTATGCAAAACTACGGAGAATTACATTTCTTAGATGTTAAATTGTCTGTTGCACCAGGTATTACAGCTAACTATATGGTTGCTGCAAGAAAATCAAACTTATTGTTATTAACTGACTTAGTTTCTGATTTTGAAGATGTTTCAATTTTACCTCAAAAGTCGGTTACCGGGGTTCCCGTGGTTCGCATGATAGGTGAGTTTAAATTCGGTATAAACTATATTTACGGATCTGAGGTTGTATTCTACTGGGTATAATATAAAAAATATAAAAAATAGGTAATGGGGTTGAAAAGCCCCTTTTACCATAAAAATTAAATTAAATAAAATGGCTATATGTAATGCTTTAAGTGGTGCTCTTGCTAAGAGCTGTGAGACGTCAGCAGGGGGTATTAACAAAATCTATGTTACTGATTTTGCTAATGTAACAGCTTATACTATTGGCGCTTCTACCTCTCCTCAAGTTGGAGATTGGATCGACGCTATAACAAGCTCGGTTGATTTCTTTGAAATCGCTACTAATAAAAATGTTTGTAATTTCCAAGAAACGGTTACTATCGACTTGGCTAATGGTACAACTTTCTTCAATCAAGTTGTTACACTTGAGTTATCAAGAAGAGAAACAACTAAAAGAACTTTTATCGAAAAATTGATCGACGGACAAAAACAATTACTTATCATTATTCTTGATAGTAATGGAAATTACTGGTTATCAGGTAAAGAAGAAGGTTGTTATGTAACAGCAATCGACGGAGGAACAGGAGTAAGTAAATCTGAACGAAATGGGTACCAAATAATATTTACAGCGATGGAACCAGACCAAGCTTGG